AGGTTGTTGCTGGCTTTATTGGCGATAATCCTAGCGTTTTGTGCTCTAGTGACGTTGCTAGGGATTGCAGTAGACCGCCGTTCTCTTTGAGACTTAAAAGACCGTTTAGAAGTCCTGAGACGGTAGCGTTTAGAAAAGAAATTGCCAGAAGGTTGTGGGATAAGAGGTCTAGCTAACTTGGTTGGTTGGATCCATTCTAGCCAGCTCTACAACTTCAGCTAATCCTCTCCAAGCTGACTCCTCTTCTGCAACCTCTACCATATCCTCAATAATTCTGTCTAACTCTACGAAATCCGCTTGCGTTAGAACGTCTTTATCTAAGATATTTAAAGCATCGTCATAAAGTGAAAACTCATCCATCGTTCAATATATCCTCTATCAACTTCAAAAATTCAGGATCTACAAGCTCTTTTCGCCTCATGGCCCAAGCTGAGAAGTTTTCAGCAAACCACTCCACAGACTTTGTATCTCCGTATTTAGTTGGGGATTTTCTGTTCCTGTGAGGTGCTAGCCTTAGAACCTCTTTCTCCCATTTCCCCATTATATACTGCTCAGCTTTTTCTATCCCTTTTATTTGATGGACATGGTGGCCGAATTCGTGATACATAATGCTTCTTATTCTATCGCTACCTTCTGACCAATACTCCTCTGATCCATAAGGCTTTTTTAGATTTCCGTCTCCTTGCTTCCAAGTTGACGCTGGCTTGCTATTTTTGTGTATCAAGTTATTTTTAAAGTATTCGGTATTGATACCCATAACCCCGTCACCCATATCCGCGCCTGATCGACTGCCCTTTCTTATCTTTGTGTAGCCTCTTATCGGAGGGATTTTGAAAAGATTTGCGAGAATGGAAAGCTCTCTGTCTACCTGCTCCGCGACAATAAAAGCGCCTTCTACATCTTTGAAGTGTTTGCTTACGGTTTCTGAGGTGTACTGAGTGATTTTTCTCCCGTTGTACCTTGACTTTAGCTGTGCAACGCCATAAGCGTCAGTATTTGATGTCCTTAGCCGATCACTCATACTTTTTCTGGCATTTTTAAAGCTAAGTTTTCCTGCTACCATTTGAGCACGAATCTCTGAGTCATTTAATCCTATAGGCAAGCCGTCTGGCCCCGCCCTAACTTCCCTCTCTAAGATAGGATCATCGCCCCTGCTTGGGGCTTCGGTATCTTCTATGTCGTCTTCTTGGTCAACATAGAGGATTACGCATCTGCAATTGATAACGTTCTTAGCCCCGCCCTTTGGATCTCCCGCATAAGACATCCTAGAGCCGTCCGGCATAAAGAAGTCTTCGTCCATTTGCGCCGTCTCACCATTCATGGCGCTGTGGGTTGATCTGGTGCGACTGTCAGCCGTCGATACCCACTGCTTAACCATTTGCACCCCAAAGGAGTCTGACACCCTCCTGTGGTACTCGTCGTTGGCAAAAGACTGTGCGCTATGGGTCTCAGTTCTTGCGATAACCGCTGCTCTTTTGCGGTTGATAGGTGAGAAGGTTTTTGTCAGCGATCTAGCTATCTGGTCAAGGGTTTGGTCTTCTCCGCGAAGGAACGACACCTCCCCTAAGATAAATTCTCCGTAAGATCTGGATATTCCGGCAAACATGGGCTGTCTGCCTTTAAAGTAAATATTAACAGACCTTTCAAACTCATCGCTTCTTCCAAAGTTAAAGCCCTCGCTCTTTTGGGCCAGCTTGGAATACCTGTCGTTGTTATAGGCATAAACGGAATCAAAGGTTCTGCGAACTTGGGCCTTGAGCACAGCGTCTAGCTCTTCGCCTATCATGCGAATTATTGAGCTGTAACTGGGGTCTTCGCCTTGCTTTACTTGACTAGCTACAACGCGGACAGCTTTATTGAATACGCCGTCAACCTTCTTTTGGAACCCTTTGTCTAAGCGGTTCCTTAGCCTTGCTTGATCTCTAGCGTACCGCCTAGCCGATACCTTTCCTTGCCGGAATTGGTATATCTGCTTTAGAGCTAGCATTGTTAGCTTTTAGAGGATAAAGGATGGCCTTCAGGGAGTAGATCCGTGTCGTGCTTGCCACTCCTAAACCTACCGTTCCTCAAAGCATAAAGGAGGCTGTTTACCCGAGCGTAAGCCCACTGGTCCGGCCCTGTCACGTTTGGCCTAACGCTTTGTGGATTAGTCCTATAAGCCCCAACCCCGCGATTAAAAGACGCTGACAGCATTCTTAAAGTGGCCCTCTTTGCTGGATTGTCTCCCACCTTGTCATTATGGTCTTCCACTTTGCTTCGGAGCGCGGATTTAACTTTGTCCGATACCTCGGCTTTTGAATCAGATACGGCTATATGCTCGTCTAATATAGAAAGGTCTTCAGACTTGTCGCCTTCTTCCTTTGCTATCTCTGCCCTTTTCCTGCCTGCCCATGAACGGCCAGCATCTCCACCCCACAGCTTGTGAGCTATCAAACCTGCACTTGGGTATCCTTCTTCTCCGCGCCGCCAGCCTTGGGCTTCCTCGTCCACTGCGTGACGGGCAAAAAAGCTATACATTCGCTTAACAGTTGAGACGCTCATAGATCTGCCGTTTATAATATCCCTAGCTCTAGCAACCCCTACTGATGTGCCGCCCCTATTAAACTCTTTCCGCAAATCAAGCCCTTGTTGAGCCTGCTCTCTCATGCTTGCCGTTGGTAGTAGATCGATATCCGATAAAGCCTTCTCATCTTCATCGTCGTAAAGATCCAAGTCTTCTTCATCTTCCACGTTTGCCGTATCGTCTGGAGATCCTTCGTTAATTGGGAACAGGTTGGCAGGAACCAGTAAGTCATCAGCGCCTTGCATTGGACTAAGGCCGATCATCTCTCTGGCTTCGTTTCTAGTCATTATGCCTTGTGAAACAGCACCGAGAACATTTTCGTAGATCCTTCTTCTTCGTTCCGATAAAGCAGGAATGCTATCAACATCGTATTCAACATAAATACTTTCACCAAACTGAGGGATGAGCCATTCATTTAAATCTGACTCCATTTTTCTCAGGTAAGGAATGATGGTTTCTTCGTACAGAGCAAGCCTAGCCTCCGCTACATTGCTGTAAGTTTGGCCGTCAGGAACCCCCACCAGTTGAGAAGGAACCCCGAAGCACATAGCAATATCTGTTGCGCTCATGTGTTTTAGGTTGATAAAGTCCATGTCTTTAGGGCTTAGGCCCATTTCTTTCCAGTCAAAATCTCCCTCAAGGAGCATTGGCCTTCCAGCGTTGTTAGACCCAGCAAAGCGGCTATTCAAATCCGTCATAAGCTGCTGGCGTTGAGAATCGCTAAGTTGTACCGCATAGCCTGCGTCATCCTTCGGCTTGAATACTACCGCGCCAGAAGGTCTAGCCCCGTTCTGCAAAAGACTGATGTTGTGCTTTGTGACCGCGTTGTGCTGGTCAACTTCCATTGCTGCGGCTGATAACGGGCTGCAACCGTAGTAGTCATTTAGCGGATGCCAGAGCTTTACTTGCTTTAGCTCACTGAATCCCGTCTCTTGATCTACGATATAGCTTTCTTTAAGCCTGCCGTCGACTCTGTACTCATAGGAATGCGGTAACACCCCTGCTCCTGCTGTTATTTCAATTCTATCAGGGCGCAGAAGATGCAGCTCTCTTGGCACTGCCCCTCCAACTCTAAGCATATAAGAGTTGCCACCCAAGAGCAGATAACCAAATGCTGCATTAAAAAACTCTGAGTAGCTTTGTAGTGGATTCGGTCTATTCAAGAGCTGCATTATAGGATGAGACTCTATTACCTCGTCCCCAGACTTTAATCTTAGTGGAACCGCTGACGCGCCTTTTGCTATCTCGTTGACGCATCTGTACACGATTGCGTTCTTTAAGTAGCCTTCTGTAGCGAGGTCGGCATAGCCCATGGTCTTGCCGCGGTAAGAATCCACGCCAAAATAACCTACCACTCCGCCTTGCTGCTTGATTGCTGTAGGCTTGTTTCTGCCTAATAATCCGTCAAATATACCCATCAGGTGATTCTCCATGCGACTTCGCCGCGAGATTTGCTCAATTCTGACAATCCCCAAACCATAGCATCCAGTCTATCTGGAGATGGCTTTGGTCTTTCACCTGTGTATGTACACATTTGAGTCTCTAATTCTGGGAAAACTCCCCGATGGTGAACCTTGCCTTGTTCATACAGCGCCGCGACAGGCTCCGCTCTTACCATCTTGCCTCTACTGGCATGGACTGACTTATATCGCACATTTGGGTCTATAGTCCTGATAAGACGCTCCACTAAATCGCCGCCGTTGTTTACTTCCGCAACAATTCTATCAGCATCCCACTGATGGAATAAATCAATAGCAACATTACCCCATTGGTCAGGGCTATACTTGCCAGACTTGTCCTCTAGCACATAATACTCATTATTTGTATCTTTTCCTACCACTACGATACCTGTTTCGTCAGCGTCATCTCCGCTAGTCACCGCTGGGTCAACCGCTACAATGATATTCTTCATTTCCGGTATTTCAGATACGCGCTTACCTTCTATCATGGACAAAGACCATAAAGCCCCTTCCATCTGGTCAATTACTTCTGCGTAAAGCTCTTGACGGCCTAAAGTTGTACCGTCATATCGCTCTTTGAGCATCGCTAGGGTTGAGGCCGCTAGGTTATCAGAGTTCTCAAAAGTGCTGCCTGTTGTGACAATGGTGTCATTGCGAGCCATTAGCATTCTTATCAACGCGGTAGGCTTTGGGGTCGTGGTAATAATGCACTGAGGTTTATCACCCAGCCGCAAGGCGAACATTAATTGATCAAAAGCCTCTGGATAGCGCCAAGCTGCTAGCTCATCGCACCAAGCTCTATGAAATTGCGGCCCCCTTAGTCGATCCGGCTCTGTTGCGCTGAAGCCCATAATGATTGAGCCGTTGTAAAGCCTAATCTCTGACGCCGAAGAGTTGTATCCTTGGCCCCTGCCATTTAAAAGGCATTCTTTGGGCATGGTTTTAAGTATCCCAGAAACGCCCTCAAAGGCCACTCGCCGAAGATCTCCAAAGGTAGGCGTTACTACCGCGACCCTTACTTCAGGGTTTCTCAGGGCATACAGCATTGCGTCAGCAGCACCTGTTCTAGTCTTGCCCCAACCCCGACCAGCCAAGATTAGCCAGATATGCCAGTCGCCTAGAGGGGTTATCTGGTTTGGTCTAGCCGTATTCAGCCAATCAGTGTATAGCGTCGTCGAACTTTTGTGCCCTTGTTGCCGCAAGTTCGTCCAGTTGCTCCATAATTGCGTGGAAGGCTTCGGGGTTGCTGACATCGGCTGCTACCTTTGAAATTTCTTGTGCTTGACCTAGGGCTAATTTGCCAATCTTTTGGGCGTTAGCCGTTACATGGGAGAGTTGGCCCAGCTCCCCAGAGTCCATTCCAAACAAATTAGGGTTTGACCTCTCCAGCTCTATAGCTTTTTGGAGCTTTCTTCCCACGGTTCCAAGCATGGCTTGCGCTATCTGAATGCAGCTATCATCTAGCCTTTTGGATTCAGATACCATCTTGTCCATTCTTTCTGAGTCAATACGCTGCTGTAGCTCAGTTTGGTATCGGTTTTTCTGCTCCTGCCAACCTTCAGACGATGAGTAGTTATACAGGGTTGATTTGGCTAAGTCATGCCGTTTCGCCAACGCTTCAAGGGTCGGGAATACCCGTGTACCTTCTTCATTAACGTACCCATGAACAAATTCATCCCTTACTTTTAACCTTACTTCATCCGCTAACATTGGCCTCTCCGCTAGTCGTATTTCCAGAATTGTCTACATCTTGAGCCTTTTTTAAGGCTATTTGGTGCTTTGTTGTCCATGCTTGGCTGTACTCTGCATCGTTAAATAGCTTAGAGAAGCCGGTTATATGCTTCAATCTCAGTAGCTCGTCAGGCTCCATTCCTAGGTGCTGGCAGACTTGTGCGTCACTCCATCCGTTATCAAGCATAGAGAAAACCATACTGGACATGCCATCAACAGAATGTTTGCCTCTAGCTCTATTGTGCCTAACTGTAGCTGCCATACGTTCGTTTATGCTCTTTTGTATCACTACGATAGGGAGCCTTCCGTGGTTCCTGTCCTTTATGTCTTTATTGTTCTTACAAGTAAAGTACCTATGAAATCCATCAACTATGACGTATTTTTCTATAGCCTCATCCCAAATAGTCACAATGGGCTGAGTGTAGCCATCATGCAGTATTGAAGTGTAAAGCAAAGACATTTCCTGTCCGGCCACTGAATTAGGGTTGTAGTCGTTGGCTTGGACCATGTTTATATCAACCCAGTGTATTCTGTCAACAGGCTGGCTATTCAAAGGGCTTAGCTCAAAGGTGGTTTGCCTTAAATCTTCAATAAACCCTATAAAGTCATCTTCGCTCATCTCCGCTTTAGCAGATGCTAGAAATACTTTCACTGCATCAAGATCTGTCATAAGTATTCCTCTTTAATGTGCTTGAGAGTCTTTGGGTCTCTAGATCTAGCGTTAAGCTTGCCTTTCTTCCACTCTCTATAAGTTATCAATGGAGCGCTGTTAAGGAAGTTGGCTATCTTGACGAAATCAACGTCATTAACCAGTATGGATTTAATCTGCGCTTTATGAACTACAGAAGGATCTCTCATATCCTTGTACAGCTCATCCATTTTTCGCCATTCTTTGTGGAACTTATCTCGCCATTCCTGCTTTCTGATTAGGTTGTCTGTCAAATAATTCCTGTATTCCTGCCAATCTGTGAACATATACGGCAAGACGCTAACCGTCATTAGTTCGTTCTTTTTGATATGGCTGGTCTGATTTATTCCTTTAAGGCGCTTTGATAAGGCTTCCCAAGTCTCCTTCTCTATTTCTTGTAAGAAAAACAGGCTGTGGACCGCTGTTTCGTGCATTAGGCTTGAAACCCTCATCCTTAGAGGAGGAATGCCATATCTGTAAAGCTCATCGTAAATCTTGCTATACGCCCATCCGTGAGAATGTATAGATTTCCATACGTCCTTTAGGTTCCAATCCCATATAGGATAGAAAGTATAGTGGCTCCTCGGCTCATCAAGCTTCTTCCCCCATGTGATCTCTTTGTAGGTCTGTCCAGTAGTTAGTCCGGCCAGTCTTGTAGGGCTTTCTTCTGCTCTAACGCCTGAGACATAACAAGCAGGGCTATCTGGGTAGTGATATTTTAGGAACGCCTTGAATATAGAATTACCGCCAGATGTCCAAACATCCACCCCGTAGACGTTATTTTTTTTGCTTACAGCCTCTTGTGGGCGCATCCAGTCCTCGCCATCTCCCCAAGCGTTCAAAAAAGGTTGGTCCATAGATAATGAATTTGGCATCTTCATTGGGACTTGCAGCCAGTAAGGATCTACCCTTGGATCTGCCATGAGCTTTCTCATGTAATCAATGACCAAGGAATACTCTGCTTCTTGATCAACAAACATTACGGGAACAGGCGTAAGCCCCCTTTCTTCTGCGATCATTAAAGTCAATTCTAGTACGACCGTACTGTCCTTGCCTCCAGACGTTGATACAACCACGTTTTCAAATTCATCAAACAGCCGGTTTATCCGCTGGATAGCAAGATCAAAGACATTGTCTTTTAAAAAAATCTTCACTTTATTGAAGCTTTGTTTATAAGGATTTGATCACTTGCTGGCTTGTCTCGCTCCATGACCCAGTACTTCCACTCCCCTAGATACAGGTAATTAAATTCATAGCCTCCAGTTTCTTTGAAAGTCCCTTTTGTTGAATTGGCTTGTATGTACTCGCAGCACCACACGAAGTCCTCTGATGACGGCCATTCTCTTCCGCGTGTATAGAAATGAGGTATATGCTTTAAAGTCTTGGCAAATCGCCAGTTTGAGCTTAATAGCAATCTTGATATTCGCTGTTCGTTAGTTTCTGATGCGTAAGATCCTTCAATCAAAGCGTTTTCACAACTCCCGCATGTGCAGATAAAGGATTTGTATAAAACTGACTCAGTTTCATTATAGTCCATTGTTAAGGCATCGCCAGACTGAATGTCTCTTGTGGCGATAAAAGACCGCTCGCCCATGTTTACCGTCAAATTAGGGCGGCATGAATGGAGCAGGAAGCCCATAACCCAAGGGTCGTGGATATGATGGCCGTATCCATGCTCAAGAGAGTGCTGCGTCACTTTTGGCAAAGATACGCCAGAGCAAATGAATAACAGCTCACCTTTGCTAAATGCTCTTTTTGCGTACAAACCTCTCCCTTTATCTGAGGAATCTAACACCTCAAAATCGTCAGATGTTGGCTCCATCCAGTAAGGAGGTATGAAATCTGGGTATATTCTTGTCACTCTCGGTATACCACGCTTATGTCAATTAAAGTTCCCCTTCCGCCAAGGTGATTAAGCAGGCATTCTGTAGCAGCATTTTCGTCGTAGTCTTTGCAGGAGAATATATCCGCGTAAAGGTCTTTAGCCCCGTCATTCGTATGAAAAACAATTGCGCTAGTTTCTATTAGCTGAACCGCTGAAATTCCGATCTCTATACCGTTACCAAACCGCTCCACAATGGGATCTCCGAACCTAACCATCTCAATGCAGTCGCAAAGCGCAATAATGCAACTTTTTATTGCCTCCTTATCCTTCACCAAACTGCTGCAATTTTGCATTCTTATCATTGAATGCTTGCCGTAATGAGGTCTTCCATCATGAATCACTCTTTTGTAAGTCACTTTAATGGCCTGTCACGACAAAGGACTCATAACAGTTGGGGCATAGAACCTCGGTGCCGCCTTCTGATTTTTCTTTAGATAATCCGTCTATCTGACCATCTAGCTTTGCTTGCGCGTTCCCTACGTCAATATCCGTAAAATCTCCGGAATTGTAAGTTGGGTTGACGTTAGGCTCAAAATCGTCAAATGAGAAATCTTCAGCCATCCCTAGCAATGATAGGTCGTAACCTGAGTCAGACAGATTTCTTAGCTCTGAGAAGTAAAGGCTATCATCCCACTGACTGCCCTCCCCCAGCTTATTGTCGGCTATGACGTAAGCCTTTTTCTGTTCTTCTGTCCAGCCTGATACCGATATGCAAGGAACCTCCTCCATCTCAAGCATTTGAGCGGCGTACAGTCGACCATGACCCGCTATAACCATCCCGTTCTCATCTATAAGAATAGGAATCGTCCATCCCCATTGACGAATACTATTTGCTAACTGCTCTATTTGAGACTCTGGATGGGTATTAGGGTTTCTGTCGTAAGGAATAAGATCTGAAATCTTCTTTTTCTCTAAGCCAGAATCCTGCTTTCCTGTAAGCGATGAAATAAAAGACAATCTGCTCTCCTCTGTAATTTAAAGGTTCATATTTCTAATTTTGGCAAAAATGACCCAAGAAGGCAATTATTTTGCACAATAAGGGTATTATTTTTACTATAAGGGTTGTAATTACAAACAAGGTCTGTATAATAACCTATAACAACAACGCAAAAGGTACTGTAAAAATGACAAACCCAGTATACACAAACCGAAAATTTGGAATTGAAGTTGAGTTCGTTGGAGCCAACTTGGGCTTAGTAGCTGAGGCAATTAATAACGCCGGAGTGCCTTGCCAGTTTGAGCGTTACAACCACTTCACGCGGGACTACTGGAAAATAACCACTGATGCTAGCCTTGCAAGTGCTGGCGGTTATGCTGGCGAGTTGGTTAGCCCAATTTTAGAAGGGTCTGAAGGGGTGGCTGAGTTAGAAAAGGTTTTACAGGCTTTGAACGCGATAGACGGCGTAACCATAAACAGAAGCTGCGGATTGCATGTACACCTAGATAGCCGTGACATGAGCATGGGGGAGATTGCGAAGGTTTTTACCAGATACTCTCAGTACGAAGCGCAGATTGACCTTTGTATGCCAAGAAGCCGACGAGGTGAACCTAGATGGTGCAGGAGCATTACTGCTAGCAACATAGTAGAGACTGTGACCAACGCATCCACCAAGCAGCAGGGCGGCAGAGCACTAGGCCGATACCACAAAGTGAACCTCTCCAACATTAACGAGCGAGGCAGTATTGAGTTTAGGCACCACAGCGGTACTACAGAGTTCCACAAAATATCAAACTGGTTAAGCTTTTTGATGCAATTTGTAGAGACCAGCATTCAACTGGCCAACGCAGTTGAGCCTAGGACTGCCAACAGATGGTTCTCTAAGCCTAGGGCTTTAATTGAAGCCAACGGGTACGAGGTCCGGCACATTAGATTTAGCGAGAACTGGAAAATTACCTTTGAAGGCAGAGAGGTGATGAGACTTTCAAATGAGGATTTTGAGAACCTGTACCCAGAAGGGTCGAGCCAAAAAAATGGAGAATTTAACGCTTGGTCCTTAATAAGAGCCTTTGAAACCCAAGACTTGGACCTAAATGAATTTCCTACTGCTACCACTACAACTGACACAGGATGGCTGATGGGAATTTGCCAGACGGTAGCGAATTACTTGGCAGAACGAACACTGGAGTTAAATTAAGATGATAGAGGAATACTTGTACGGAGCTTACGGGTCAAACTTGAGCCTAAGCCAGATGGCGCGTA